CTGGTGAGGAAGCATCACTTGATACTCCATCACTATCAATCGTTGGTGAGACTGCAAACTTACGTCCTGTATTTGATGAGATCATTGTTAGGGATAAGATTACAGTTGAGAACACACAGTTGACCAGTGTATTCAAGGGTAGTATCGAAGTTAATGAAGATGCAGTCATAAGTAAAAACTTAGAAGCTGCTGATATTACAATCAAAGGTGAAGCATCTAACAACGAAGCAACTAAGAAGATTAACGTCACACTTGGTGTACCAAGCACAGCTGCTGCAGCGAACGCAGGAGACTTTGCATTTGAGGGTAATGTACAGGCAGGACAACATCTTGGTTACTACTGGACAGGTGCAGCATGGGCGAAGTTTGGTTTAACTGACACTGGTAACTTACAAATTACAGGTGGTGCAGCAAGTGGATCCACATGGACTGATGGTGCAGGAGATTTACAACTTAAGAACGGTCTAGGTCTTGACATACAATCAACTGGTACGTTTAAGATTGGAACTGGTAACTCAGAATTTGGTGGACAAGTAGCATTTGGAGGCACAGGCACAGGTGCAGGAAATGGTGGTGCACCATATATGATATGGAGTAAAACCAGTAACTACCTATGGTTCTCTGATGATACAAGTCTCTTAATGGGATTTGATCAAGATTTAGAAATCAAAGGTGGTGGTAGTGAGTCCTTAATTAGAGACAAGAGATCAACCTCTGTTTTGAAAATTGGTGCTGATAGTTTAATCCTTCAGAATAAAGATGGCAACGAGAATTATATTGAATGTACTGACAATGGATCAGTAAAAATATATCATGACTTCCTTCCTAAACTAGAGACGACTTCGACTGGATTGCAACTGACAGGTAACTTATTACCAGAAGCAAACAACACTAGAAATATCGGTGCATCTGGAACAGTATTTGCTAATGTATATGCTACAACATTCCAAGGTAACGTAAATGCATCAACTGGAACCAGTTCATTCAATGATATCACAGTTAATGGTCTTGTAACTGGAAATATATCTGGCAACGCAGGAACTGCAACTGCACTAGAGACTGCTAGAAATATTGGTGGTGTATCGTTCAATGGTACTGCTAATATAGATCTACCAGGCGTCAATACTGGTGGTAACCAAAATACATCTGGAACTGCAACACAGGCAGACAATATCAATATTGATGAGACAAACAACAATGCTTCTTATCAAGTAACGTTCTCAGCACAGAACAATACAGGATATAATAGACAGTATATTGATAGTGATGATGGTCACTTGGTATGGAATCCTAACACTTGGACTCTTACTGGATTAAATATATCTGCAACAACCATATCTGCAACAACATTTGGTTCATTGACACAAAACTGTCGTGGTACAAGAACAGTATCTACTGGCAACCCTGCAGGGGGAAGCGATGGAGATATCTGGTATAAGTATTAAAGAGATTAATTAAATTATGGCAATACCATATAATACTACTAATGCAGGAACTAGCGTACGTAACGCACTCAGGCACAGTTCTATAAAAACTGGTGGTAACTGGCAACACCTTGAGGATGTACATGTAAAACATAGTGGATCATGGCGTGATGTTAAAGAGGTTCACGTTAAGTCAGGTGGTTCATGGAGATTAGTTCATGAAGGTGAGCATTTCTTATTCAACGCATCTCTCAATAGTAATAGTCAAGGTGAGTGGAGTTTGTCAAGTTATATCAGTGGTTTAGGATATGGTGGTAATAAAATAAAAGGTCTTGTAACTGTAACAGGTGGAAACACAAGACGTCAAGTTAATCTTGGTAACTTCTCATCTGATTCTCTGATATATCTAAGAATAGAATCAAACAATAGAATACAGGCAAGAGGTGGAAATGGTGCTAACGTAGGTGGTAACGGAAGCAATGGACAACGTGCACTATATACTAGAACAAACTTTGTTTTGGATAATGGTGGTATCATCGCAGGAGGAGGCGGTGGTGGCTCAGGAGGTAACAACTCCAACTATTCATATGAAGTACAACAATCATATGGTTGTCAAAAAGGTTCCACATGCTATAGACAACAGACTATCACAGAGTTCATACCTGGCGGTGGTGGTGGAGGAGGAGCAGGATATCCAAACTCCTCTGGTGGATCAGGTGGATCCAATTCTTACAATGGAGCAGGAGGAAACTTCAACTCTGGTGGAGGAGGTGGTGATGCAGCATCTGGAGGTACTTCCAATGCAGGAGGTGACGGTGGTAATCTAGGTCAAAATGGTCAAGATACCGCAGGAGGTGGTTCAGCTGGTAGCTCAGGAACCGCAATTGATGGTTGGTCATATAGAACTGGTCAATCAGGTAGTAATGATGGAGACATCCGAGGTCCCAAAACTAATTAGAACAATGCAAGACTTAACACAAGCACCCACATATGTGGTAAAAAATTATGATATCGACGAAGGCACATTCGAGGTATGGTATAACGATGGCAGTCTCGCTAACGATGACTGGTATGGTCCTTTGAATTTAAGTTTAGCTGTGCTAAAACCAGAAGAAGAGGAACCAATACGTATGCAGATAGCAAGAAAGGTGCACAGCAAGGTACAACAGAGTGCACTGGAAGAGTGTGATATGTCTGCAACTAAACTTGTACTAGCACAATTAATGGGTGAGGTACAGGAAGTATCTGTAATTGATGTTATAAAGCATGAAGAGGTGATGAGAAAGAAAGATAGTCCAAGCACTGAACCAATATGTGAGAACACTCAGATCATGAGCATATACAATGAAGATGATTTTGATGAGCAGTTTGAAGCATTAAGTGCAGAGTTAGCAGAGGACTAACATGTATCAATTAGCAGAAACACAAGACAGTCGGATAGCACAGTACTCATTCGGCAAGAGTATATCGCAATTTGGAATGACAGTGTTCTCATGTAGTTCTGCACGTCAAGGTAAAAAAATATTTGGTAATGACCCTGATCCTACTACAGAAATTATACTAGATTCTACTGCTGATATCGTGTCAGCCCACATAGCTGCAAATCCTAACGGGAAGGTAGCAGCATATGAAGATATCATACGGGAGTGTGGTAACACATATCAAGTTCACTATAGAACAGTAGCATTTGGTAGTACATGGAAGAGTTGTTCATTAAAACCAGCTGGGTACTCAATCATATATCATGATGGTGCACATACAAACTTTAGATTTCCTGGTCTTAACAGACTAACATCTATGGATGATACTGGTGTAGTAGCGTGTTGTGGGTTTGAGGACAAAACTGCTACAAATAGACTCATACACTACATAACAGAGTCAAGTGCCTTTACACCACATGAAATTGGTAGTATACTAATACCAATGCATGATTTATATTATCATAAGACTAAATTATTTCAGCATTTACCATTCGTGGTATCAGAACCAGACGAGGTTCAGTTAAATATAGATAAACCAACTGTTATCGTGGAGTTTATCTCAGGAGACCCTGATGTCTCAGCATTTACTACATCATGGTTAAACCAGATAGAGGAAGGATTTATTGAAATTGTGAATAGATGAGGAATGACTACACACTCAATGATCAACTAGATCATTTGACTGTCTTATATCATAGAGGATGCAAACAAGGATTTAAGTTTTTTGGGGATGACCCAGAAGAGCATAAGTATCATATTAAAGACGAGCACATAGATTTATTAAAGGAAGCATTTGATTGGGATAAGTTCCCTATTGATTACTTACATAGATTCTATGCACATAGTAGATGTTTAATATTTACTAATGGCGTATGGATGAGTGAGACAGCAAAATATCCACAATATCTCAGGTATAGACCAGGTGCTAACCTGAGTTTTCGTGTGTCTGGACTTACTAGGTTCACATCATTGACCGATAATAGTGGTGCTCTTTGTGTTGGTATCGACCCTGATGCCAGAGAAATGCCATGCTATAGACGTTTTGTGCATGTCATAGACACTAACACAATGTTTCAACCTACGTATGCTGATTCATATCTTATACCAACAGAGAATTGTATATATGGCAAGCAAACAGTACGTGAAGGTAAGATAATCAAAGCAAGTTACGATCCATTAACAGTTATCTTTGAGAAGAAAGGATATCTGATAGAATATACCAAGGAGCCTTTCACTATGGAGGAAGCTGTGCTAAACTATGGAGGACAGTGGATCACAAAACACATTGAGGTATTTGATAGATGACAATGTTCATTGAAGATGGTAATAAACCAGTGTGGCAAAACCATCAACATTATCCATGGAATGAATACAAGCATCTAAATCGTGATAAATTTGAAGAGTTACTCAACCTCATGATGGAAGCACACCCAGACCATGAACTTACAGAGTGGTTGAAACGTGGATTCTGTATGAATGAGGGAGACTCCACTATATCATTCAGTAGTTTAGAAGGATATAAAATGCTACAGTGGGGTATAAATCATTTTGATAGAGAGGATGCAGATTCATATGATCTATTTTATGGAGAGGAAGAGGAGACAGACTGGGATGATGACGATTGGTAAAAAATGTGTTATAATTATACTATAAAGACCTGATCTAATGCCAGTATACAGAGACTACGAGATTCGCATGAATCTTAATGAACTTATAGAGAAAAGAGTTCCTTGTTGTGATCTATTACACCCTGACCACTGTTTTACAGAGTCACAAGTAACGCAGATCGCACATGATATTAATATGGATCTAGATTTACATCCCATATACAAACAGATTGATGAGCATATCATGAGATATGTAAAAGCAGCAAACATAGCAAACGAAGACCATTGGGTTGAAGAGAGATTGAAAAATCCACATGATTAGTATTAAAGAGAACCTTCTAAGTCAAGAAGAACTTCACTGTCTGCAGAAGACACTGTATTCAAATCGTTTTAATTGGGTAGAAGCACAAACAAATAAACAATCTCATAACTCATACTATGTTCATGAGTTTCGACATGTCAATGGTATTGCATCACCATATGATTTCCTTATTCACCCACTATTGGATGTATTACAACCAAAGGCAATCATCAGAGTAAAAGCAAACAAATATGTACAGACTCCTACACTAGAACAACACGAGTTTCATCAAGACTTTCCATTNAAACATAAAGCAGCAATATTTTATGTCAATACTAACAACGGACAGACACAGTTCGTTGATAGCACAGTGAATAGTGTAGAGAATAATATGCTACTCTTTGATGCATCTGTAGAACATAGATCAACATCTACTACTGATGCACAACACAGAATCAACATTAACTTTAATTATTTCTAATGATCAGTGTCAAGACAGTTAATAATGTAATAGATGCATTCCCTATTGGTCTGTATGCACAACCTGATGTGCTCACACCAGAAGAGAATGATATTCTTATTAGCAAAGTATATCAATTACGAACTGTATTTGGTGCAGGGAACACACAAGACTGGTTGAGTGGAACACGGTCACCTGATAATTGTTATAAGCAATCAAATATAGCAGAGTATCTAGAGTTTAAACCACTCGTAGAACGTATTACACAGTGTGTTCATGAGTTAGCAAGAGAACATGGTAGTGATGATGACTATTTTTGTACTGAAGGATGGTATAATATCTACAGTAGCAA